CCGCGGATATCATTGTAGATACTTTCAATTACACATTGTGTTCTATCTAAATGCTGACTGGAACTGTAATTCGTTATCCTAGGAAGGTAATATATTCCTAACTTATCAAAAAACATTTTTTCTTCTGCAGACATACAGTATTCAGGCAGAGCACATGAATGTACCCCAGATATACAGTGACGTAAAAAATATTCAAAGTTATCTTTATCTTCATGTACCTCTTGTAAAAATACTCCATTACGCAGTCTTCTGGGTAAGAATGAATACATTACAAAAGTATCCTGTACATCAAATACTTCACAGGCTCTTTGATATAGCAGTTGTATAGCATCATTACCAGCACCATCCATGCCTAGATTAAGAGTAGGAATATCAAAATGTTCTGCTAGTTGACTAGCCCAACTGTGCGATATAGGTCCTCCTACGTTAACAGTAAAACTATCTCCTAAGCATATGTTGACAGGTGTGTTTATGAATTGATCATACTCTGGACCTCTGAATCCCCATGAGTTAAATTTGTAATCAAAATCTTGCTCTGGATAGAGATTCCATGCTAACTTTCCATTTTTTGATCTAGCAGGATCGTCTATGCCACAGATGTTTCCTGTATAGTTTGATCTGGTTTTGTAATATTCTAGTTTATTAATTAGCATAAGTTTTCTTCATTCTTGATCTTGTGTATATTTGGTTCAAGTAGGTTGTGTAACTGTAAAGTATCAGTAAATTTTTCTAATTTCCAGTTTTTAAAATTTAAGTCATACTGGTATATAAGTTCGTGTAGTATAGCAGATTCTTGTACTACATCTAAATTGTAAATAGTTAGATCTTGTATATTACCGTGTAATATATTGTATACTATAAGTCTAAAGTCAAAGGCAAAACTTATATAATCTTTATGAAGCAATGCCCATTGCTGATATACTTTGTTCCATTGCACTAACCTGGTACTATCTAACTTAATTTCTAACCAGTTGAATAATTCTTTTACATTAAGGTTAGCAAACATCTCAAAAGGATCGAGCATGTAACATGGACGAGTTACATCAATGTTAGGCAAAATACTTATAGAAGAGTGAAACGGTTTATAACTGAGAGCAAGAAACTCTCTATAGTCCCAAATATCTTTGTTAAATTCTTTTAAACTGTCTTGAAAGAATGTATTAATATAATCTTGATGTTGTTCATCTAAGGTTTCATACTTTTCTTTACTACCTAGTTTTCTAGCAATTACTCTGCGGTACTTCCTACAATGGAATAATCTTTGATCGCCGTGTAAGGTCACTACTATAATTTTGTTTGTTATATTTTGTAGTTGTTTAATACAATCAGCAGTAGGAGGGTGATAAGATTTAGTAGATTTATCGATGTCAAGTTCATCAAAGTTGTGCATATATATGACATTAAGTTTAGATTTTACGGGTTTACTTGTCCATTGCAAAAAATCTTTAGTACAAGTAACTGGTTTTTTCTTATAACCGTGTGCATTTAAGGTAGTAACTGGGTTTTCAACTACATCTTCTCCAGACAAGTATTGTAAAGTCCAAGACAGAAATGTACCACCTGTTGCTGGATCAGTTAATATACCAATAATCGTCATACGATTTCTATATCAGTGTCGTAACTAGTGTATCCGTTTTCTTTAACAACTTTAAGTAAATTATTAACACGACCTGCTAGTTCGTCTTTATGACTTACTAACCATATACTCTTGTTACGTTCACGACTCATTTTTTTAAGCACTGCCAGAGCACTTTCAACTCCACTACTGTCCATTCCACTATCGACAACCTCATCGATAAACAATAAATTAATAGGATGATATAAACTTTCCCATACATCACGAAACGCCCAACTCAAACTTAGTATCAGTCTATTACGTTCGCCTCTACTGAGGTTATCGAAGTCTAAATCTCTTCCTAGTTCTTGTATTTCTACACTTAAATCATTCATAAATTTAACACTATGAGGTAATCCCATGCATGCCAGATAATATGTAAGTCTTGTATTTAAGAATGTAAGATTTTGGTCAATTATTCTTTTTCTTATAAAACTATCTTTGTTAGTTAGTAATTTTAATAAAAATTCTTGATGATCTTGCATATTAGTTAAGTCGTTGATATTATTCCAACTTACATCTTCAACACCAGTATTAGTCATGTCTTCAATTTGTTCATCGTATGGATTAATACTGTCTGTTCTCTGTTCTAGTTCTTTTACTAGTGCGTCCAAACTTTGTCTGTGATTGTATGCCCTATCTAATGTATCGTAAAATACTCTAGGTGCAGATCCTATTTCACCTACTTCTTCGATGATTAGATTATATGCATTAAGTTGCTCGCCGTTTGCAACCATAATATTTAGTGCTTCATCACGTTGTTCTGTTTTATTTTGTACGATAATTGCTTGTTTGTCATTGTGGACATCTTGTCCACAAGCATAACATTTGTGTTCGTTTAATAATTTAATTTCTTGGTCAAGTCTAGTAATACTCTTTTCTTGTTTTGTATTGTCTTTATCTAATCCTTGCGTCCATCTCTCTGTGTCTTGTATTGTTTTCTGTTTTTTGTAATATTGTTCTAACAAACTATGATTCTTAATTTCTTGGTCAATGTCAACATGTGATAAATCGTCTATTCCTTGTTTAAATTTAGTAACATCTTCTTTTCTTTTTGCTTGCCATAGTCTTTGTCTTTTTTTAGTACTTTCGATTTGATCTAAAATACGTTTGTTAGCATCTTCTACGGCTTTAATACGAAACTCTTCTTCTTTTATAAGTTCACGAGTTTGTCTGATCATATCTTTGAGTGATTCTGATTTCTCACTTAGTAGTGTAATACCTAATAACTGTTCAATAATTGCTCTTTGGTCTTTATCTCCGAGACTTAAGAACGGTTGTGTGTATGTATTTAATGCCACTAAATGCTTGAACATCTCATGGCTCATTCCTAAAAGTTTATCTATTTCTTTTTGTGTTTCACGACTATCTCCTTGTTGTTCTTCTGAACGTTCTTGTTCTTGATTAGCAACAAAGTATTTTAGTACATTAGGCTTTCTTCCACGTTCTAATCTATAACTAATTCCATGGACTTCAAAATCAATAGTAACTAACATTGCTTTTGCGTTAGTTTTGTTAATTAAATTATCAACTCTAATTTTAGTTAGTGCTTGACCGTAAAGAGCATAACTTAATGCATTGATGATTGTGGTTTTACCCGTGCCATTTCTAGCACCAGAATCGTCACCTCCTTGATCTAAATTTGCACCAAGCACCAGAGTTAAGTCTTTACGATCAAAGTCTACCGCCTGGGTTTGATTCCCGACGCTCATAAAATTCTTTACTGTGAGTGTGTTTATTTTAAACATTAATATCCTTTAAATTACTGTCTATCTAATTACTTTGGGATTCGAAGTTAACATAATTATAGATTCCTATAAATGTCTAACATTAACTGTCTGTCATATTGAGCAGTTTCAAGTTGTGTTAAGTGACTAGTGACGATACTGTCAACACTTTCAAAGTTAACTTCGCCTTTAAAAGTTTGTGCATGTTCTTCTAAGTCTGTTCTTTGTATTAAACTTAGTTCACGTAAGTTATACTGCGGTACGAATTGTTCTTTAATAAATGTTGCCTCTTCGTAACTAATATCTAAGTCAATATCTACTCTACAATACATGTTAGGTAGTAGTAGTTCGTCTGTTTTTTCTAAAATACTACTTAACATAAAACGTCTATACTTAGGAGCATTTTCCCATTTAATATATTCTGGAGTTTGTCCCCAATCTAGTATCATACACCCTCTGTCGTCATCTCCAGCATCGGCGTAGTTGTGTGGAAATGCGTTTCCGATATATGTTACATTACCACTAGTCTGTCGTTTATGAAAATGTCCTGTAAAAATAGTTTCACTGTGTAAGTCATCTGTTTTTAATTCGCCTACATCTGGCATTCTTACCATAGCATTCATAAAAAAGTTTGGCAACTCTAAGTGTGCAAACATATACTTTGCTTCAATATTCTTAACTGTTTTATGTTCGTCACCTACTAACCATGGCAATACTGCAACATCATTTTCAACAGTTATTTCGTCATAGAATCGAACATTATCGTATTGTTTTGCCCATACAATACTGTTCATTTCTCTAGTGTCTCTGTAGTGTTCGTCGTGATTACCAGGCAACATCACTACTTGGGTGAATGCTTTTGTAAGTTTATCCATGCCACGAACACTATAGTTAAGTGTACTAATATTTAAACTTGCACGATTATGATGCCAGTCACCAAGAAATATACAAGTTTCGCAATTTCTTGCTTTTCCTGTTTCTATAACAAAGTCTATGAAGTCTAAGCAATCTTGGTTGTGTGTATGACTGTTAGACTTCATACCAAAGTGGATGTCTGTAAAGAATATTGCCCGTTTGAATAGATTCATTTTTTCTCCGAAATATCTATTTGTGCTAGTTCTTTCATTTTCTCTTGATTCTCATTTTGTCTTGTATAACTAGGATTTAATCCGTTTTGTTCTAGGATATCATCTCTAATACGTTGACCTTTTTTCTCAATGTTCAGAACTCTTGTAAAACTATTTGTAATAGCCGCAGTATAATATGCAAAAGGATTTTGACTTTTACTTTCGTCAAATTGCAATCCAATTTGACTTAACTGTAGCAAGGCACTACCTTGCATTTCGTCATTATAAGTGTACCCACGCCAATTACTTCTACTTGCATAACGTTCAACCAGTTTCATAAACATTCTTGCTAACTTTGGAGTCATATCAGCATGTGTTTTACTAAAGTGTCCGTTTTGTAAACCACCTTCCCAATGACTCTTTCCTACGCATATTAGTTCATCAGGATTGTCATCGTCAAATTTCCAGTGCTGATATGGAGGAAAGTTACATTGTGTATGATGATCAGCAACAGTTTTTAATGTTTTCTTACGACCTGGTTGTAGAGGTATATGATCGAATGTCATAATTCTAAATATTACATCTATTTTTTTTATTTTCTTCCAGTCAATTAAAAACTCTGCTTGTTTTACCTTTTCTCCACGCATATATGCCGCTTCGTAGTTGTCTCTTCCAGTCCTGTCAGCATGGTTACGTTTTGCTTCTGCAGTGGTTCTTATGTTAACCTTATCTAAACTAGGCAATATTATATCGTATTGACCGTGTTCTTCTTCTAAGTAACTACTGTACTTATTTTTGCTTTTATGAATTTCTGCGAGTAAATCTCGATTGCTTAGGTATTTTCTTTTTCTCATTAATTTTCCTAAAATTATAATATAAGCATATTATATACTAGATAAATACATAGAGCAAGTTAAAAGAGAGATTCTATGGCATTTAATTTTAATAACATTACTGAACAAGCAACTAGTGCTACACAAAAAGCAGTTACAAAAGGACTTGATAAAGTAATTCCTGGTGATAGCCTATTAAGTAAGGCAGCCAAAGGTTTCTTAGGATCACAAGCAAACAGACTATTAAATAGTGCTTTAAATCCAGGCGGTGCTAATAGCATCATAGATAACCAAGGAGCCGCAACTGCAAAATTTGGTAGTGAAAACGATACTAGAGCAAGGTTGGCTCTAAGTCCTAAGGCTGGACCGATATTATACAGAGATCCTAACAATTCCTTATTAAGACCGTTAACTATGACTGATGGTGTAGTGTGGCCATATACTCCTAGTATAAACGTAAGTTATAGTGCTAGTTATAGTGGCAACCAGACTATACATAATAACTATCAGTCTCAAAGTTATGGATTAAGTTCAGTTGATCAGATTACATGTGTTGGAGTCTTTACTGCAAATACACCTGCTGAAGCAGAATATGTATTGAGTGTACTACATTTTTTAAGATCAGCAACTAAAAGTTTCTTCGGACAAGACACTAACAGAGGCACACCTCCTCCTGTATTGAGATTTAGTGCTCATGGTCCGTATATGTTTAACAGTATACCAGTTGTTATTAGTAATACTTCACAAGATTTTGAACAACAAATTGATTATATCAATGCTAAAGTTGGTAGAGGCGACGGCATTGATAGTAGTACCAGAGTGCCAACTAGTATGACCATAAACGTAGTATTATTACCAGTAGTAAGTAGAAGTGCTCAGACAAGATTTAGCCTAACAGAGTATGCTAGAGGAGAGTTAATTGGAACTGCTGGTGGACCTGGAGGACAACCATAATGGCTGTAGAATATAGACAGGATAGTCCTTACGGGTTAACTAGGATGCAAGGCGATTATCTAGATATACTAGAATATAGACCGATTCCTTACAACACAGACGACGTTTTATTTACAATTACTAGTACATACCAATATAGACCAGACTTGTTAGCATTTGACTTATATGATAATGCTAATTTGTGGTGGGTGTTTATAGTAAGAAATCCTAATGTGCTAGAAGATCCATTATGGGATTTTAGGACTGGATTAAAAATATATATTCCTAAACAAGATACTCTTAATACAGTACTAGGCTTGTAATATGGCAATAGTAGGATTTAATTCATCAATATCCTTTACCGGAGCACCAGGAACAATAGGATTAAACGAAGATTGGAATATTGTCAACGGAATACCTCCGTTTGTTTATAGAGAAAATTATGAACGTTATTTTAGAGAAAATCCAGTTGTTAATCCCAACCCCCAATCGCCTAATTCCCCTAAAAGATATCCAGGTGTAAGTAGTAACCCAGATTTTGATTTTTTTGGTGTAGATGAATATGTTACTAAACCAACAGTTACTACAATACAAGGAAGTCCTACAGACATTGGTGAACCACTTATCGCTCCGCAATTCCAAGGAGTTGATAATTTTGATTTGTATGGAAGTCCTACATTATCATTTAATGACATGTCTGCGTTTGGTGACATAGAGCCCGGAGCATCAGGACAAAACGTCGACCCCGTAAACAATACAAATTTCTTCGGAGGTGGGTTTGATTTTGGTCAAGTTGTAGCAAAACCAAGCTCTGCAACTAATACTATATCTGCAACCGGAAACGTAAAGAGTGCAACATCTCAAAATATTAATAGTGGACTTGGAGTAAAAGCAGATGATGTTAGCGTTAATCCTAGGCCAAATCAGTTAACAGACTATGCAAGTTATACCTACAATATTGCATTATATATGATGCAACCAAAAGAATACGTAAGAATGTTAACAAATCCACAGAGTGTAACTGCTATACCGAAGCAGTTATTAATGAGGAGTGGAGGTGTAGGAAATGACGGTGGAGATAACTTTGATATAGACTTTTTTATTGATAATCTACAGATGAAAAATGTAGGAGTAAGTCCCAATACTAAAACAACAAACACCAATGCAGTAGAAGTTAGTTTTGATATCACAGAACCGATGGGTGTCACATTAATCGAACGATTAAAAAATGAAGCAAAAAATAGTTTAGAAGAAGAACAAAATTATTTGCATACTCCTTATCTTTTAGAAATAACATTTAAAGGATATGATGACCAAGGTAAACAGGTTGGTGCTGAAATTAAACCTAAGTACATTCCTATTAAGATTATAGAATTAAAGTTTACAATAGAATCAACAGGAACAGTTTATCGATGTAAAGCAGTTCCTTATCATCAAGATGTTTTTAGCACTATGTCAAGCACTATACCTATTAATATTCAAGTTAGTGCTGGCACAGTTACTGAGATCTTCGGCGGACTTGCAACAGAATTTACTCAAGAGACAAAGACTGTGACTGAAGAGACGCAGAGGCTTGGTGGCACTGCTACTGCAACTCGACAAGTTACAAAGACTAAATCGGGAGAAAGCCATAAAACATTAACAGACGCAATAAACAAATTTTACGATGGACAAACAAAACCTACTATAGAAAAAGCACAAGAAGCCGGACCTCCTAACCAACGAAAGCAAGCAAAGACTACACCTGCTAGTGCAGAAGTAGCAGAAAAATGGAGTTTTGCTATTGCGCCAGGTATAGCAAACGCAAAGTTAGTTGGAGAAAAGTTTGACGCATTAAATACACCTGGTAAAAATAGTAAAGTTTACAAAAGTATTGGTTCTGCACTTAAAGGAAAAGTTGAACTAGATAGTAAGACTAATATGTTCAAGATTAATGCTGGTACAAACGTTGTGTCTTTAATTAATTATATTCTTGTAGCAAGTGAATATATAGACAAGAATGTTGAAGCAACTGCGAATAAGTTATCACAAGATGAAGATTCTTCTGAACATATAAACTGGTTTAGAATAGTTCCTCAGATTGTGGGATTCCAAGGGTGGGATAAAAAAGAAGGAAGATATAAGTTTCATGTAAAATGGACAGTTCAAGAAATGGCGTTATTTTATAGTGATTTTCCCTGGGCACCTAAGACTATGCCTAAAGGTAAAGGAGTGCATAAGATATATGATTATATCTTTAGTGGAAATAATACTGAAGTACAAAAATTTCGCATGAACTTCGATGCCGCATATTATCAAGCACATACTATTGGCACTGGTGTTCCTACTGCTGATAAAAATATATCAGATGTAACAACACAAGTAAAATCAATACCACAAAGTACACAGGGACAGGGTATGGTAAACGACGAGGGAATAACTAAAAAAAGAAGTAAAGATCTGATGTCTAGTCTAATGCACGACGGCGCTGATCTTATTCAATGTGACTTGGATATATTAGGAGACCCTGCTTTTATACCTGTAGGCGATGCCTTTTTTCAACCACAAGGGAACAGAAATCAGATATATAATAGTGCGTTTCTTCCAGACGGAACAATAAATTACGACTTAACACCTCCTTATATTCAAATTAATTTAAGAACACCTAGTGATTATGATGAATTCACAGGATTAGTAGATCTTACTAAACAAACCAAGTATTCTAGTAGTGAATTTAGTGGAGTATACAAAATAATAGTAGCACAAAGTACATTTAGTGGCGGAGTGTTTACACAGAATCTAACAGGCATCAGAGAAAAAATGCAACCACAAGCAAATGGAAAGTTAGCAAGAAGTAAGGCTAGCCAAAAAAATATTGAAAGAGGTGCCTTACTAGTTGATGACTTTGGAGATCCGAGTCCTGGAAAACCTTCTGTGGACTATAGTGATTTTGCTAGTAGTGGATCAGTAACACAAACAGTACAAGGATCTGACTATATTGATGATAGTGCTTTCGTAGGAGATAAAAGATTTTCAGAAGAAATTACGCAGGATTATTCAGTATTAGCAGATGCGTTTGAAACTGAAGTTCCACCAGATTATACAGTATTAGCAGATGCATTTGGCACAGAAGTAAACCAGTTAACGGGGCAAGAGTTTATTGAAACCAGTAATTTGGATATAGAAGCAGACTTAAATTATGGAGAATAATAAATGAGAAGTAGACCGTTTGCTAGTGCCGCAAAAGGCGGCGACAGTGATTTTCAAACTCAAGATGTCAGGGGCATAAGAGAAGAAAAAGGTATTGTTATCGGTGTTGTCAAAGTAAACAGCCATCCAGCAAGAATGGGCAACTTATCTGTCTTTGTCCCTACGTTTGCAGACAAAAGTAGAGAACAAGATCCTTCACAATGGAGACAAGTAAAGTATTGCACACCTTTTTATAGTAGAACTGAACTACAAGGCAGTGGTGATAAGTTTGAAACTACTAAGAATGCTGGAGGTATGATTTATCCTTGTCCTGACACAGGAACTAAGGTTTTATGTTTTTTTCCAGAAGGCAGAAACCAAGACGGATTTTGGTTTGCATGTGCACCTGATACTTATATGACACAAGGGTTGCCAGAGCCTAGTGCTTCGAGTAATATTAATACTAGTTCAGGTGAGATTAGAGGGACAAAAGCACCTGCTGGTGAATTTAATGATAGTGATAATCAAACAAATAAAATTTCTAACTTTCTAGTTCCTAAAAGATCATTTGATAGATCAACACACAGTATATTAAAAACACAAGGACTTGATTTAGATGAAACAAGAGGATTAACTAGTAGTAGTTTTAATAGAGAAACTCCTAGTGAACTTTTTGGGATAACAACTAAAGGTCGTAGAACTGATATTAACGGCAGAGATATAAAGGATAGGCCAGATATAATATCTGCATTAAAGAGTGGTGCTGATCTTAATAATAATGATGCTAATGCAGTAGAAGGAAAAATCTCTCGTAAGCAAGGTCATAGTTTAACTATGGACGATGGCGACATCGAAGGTGAAAATAACCTTATACGACTCCGTACTGCCGCTGGACATCAAATATTAATGCATGATTCAGAAGACTTACTTTATATAGGCAATTCCAAAGGAACGTGTTGGGTACAATTAGATGCAACTGGTCAACTAGATATTTTTAGTGAAAGAAACATAAATTTAAGAAGCAAGAGTATCAATATGCATGCCGATAATAATATTAAAATGCATGCCGGCGGACAAGTACAAATAGTATCAAATGGGTTACTACATTTAGAAGGTAAACAGATGGCCAACCTTTACAGCGATGGACAAACGTTAATCTTCGGTGCTAAAGGGATGAATATAAAGAGTTCGGGTGCTTTTGCGATAGAAGGAACCGGAGTGGGTATTAAGTCTAGTGGAAAATTAGATCTTCAGGCTAGTTGTATATCTTTAAACGGAAGTGCTGGCCCAGCTGCAAAACAGAATGCGGCTAGAGTATTAAGTAAATCAGATACACGACCAAATGGACAAGGATTTTGGGAATCCACAAGTATATTAAACACAACAGTAGACAGAGTGCCCACACATGAGCCGTTTGCACAACACTCTGTAATTACTTCAGAAACAACAAAGTCAACTGTTGAGGTAGGCAATATCCCTACTAGTGGTAATATTATAGTTGCTGGGCCTAATCGACCTATTAAGACTACTAGTTTGGGACTATCAACTATTACACAAGAATTTAATGACCAGAAAGTTGATGTAACAAATGTTTTAAAACAACCAGATTATGGAATTAGTGTAGAAGAAATAAGTGCTGATGGAGTAAGACATTATAGTGCCGCTGTTCTAGAAGTTGCTGGCAGTGGCGGCGATTATGCGTACGAAGATGATACTACTAATGCATTAGGAAAGTATGGTGTAAGTGTTGCTACACTTCAGAAACACGGATATGTAAGACAAGAAGTAGACTTTAACGGAGAGTTAGATAATCCAAGAATGTGGACTGGTAAAGATGGTATAGATGGGAAAACTGCTTTTAAATCTTCAACAAATTTACAAGAAGATTTGTTTGTTGCAGGAATGGTAGACGATTACGGTGATGCAAAGAAGTCAGGAGCAATACAAAATGGAGACCCTGTTAGTACAATAACAGGTATGCTTATGGTTGCTAAAACTTCCTCAGCAAAAGTTGCTAGTCAGTTTCGAGAAGGGCTAGCCATAGATGTGTCAGAACTTGTAGGCAGGACAAATATTAGTACTGTTGCAGCCGCATTACCACAACTAAAAAACTTCTTTAACAAAGGTGTTGCTTCAGCAAAACAAGTAGAAAAGACGGCAAAACTTGCTGCTCTTGCGGCTGCAAAGAATAAGGCTAGTATTTACAGAAACATTAGTGGCCAAGGTGAAGTTGGCCAAGGTGAATCAGAAACTGGACCAGGCGTTACAGGACAGTCATCATCTGGAGGCCCAGGTAATGAGTTTGGTGGTGGTGGTGGTATTGGATCTAGTGAATCCGGTCAACAAGGTGATCCTGGTGCAGGAGTAGATGGCCCAGGTGGTGAAGGTAGCGACGGAGGTGATGCAGGTGATGCAGGACAGGGAGGAGAAGATGTATAATGATAAAGAATATGGGAGAATAACATGGCAATGTATAGAGGGTTTAGTACACTAAGTGGAAACTTTAGTACTACAAAAATAACAGATTCTGATTTACTAAAAAGAGACTTATTAAACAGTTTTGCAATTCGTAAAGGTGAGAAGGTTGGTCGTCCAGACTTTGGAAGCAATATATTAGATTTAATTATGGAGCCATTAACTGCTGAAGTAAAGAACTTAATGCTTGAAGAAGTTACTAGTACTATTGCACAAGATCCTAGGGTAAGTTTACAACATTTAGTTATAGACGAATATGAGAACGGATTACAAGCACAAATAGAATTACTTTATGTACAAAGTAACCAATCTGAGAAACTTGTTATAAACTTTGATAGAAAAGACGGAACGATCAATTAATATAATGTTAGCAGTTTATAAGTCAAATAAATACACTGTAAGGAATTAACGATGTCACACACAACTAGATCAAGCAACTTATTTGCCGCACAAGATTGGACTAAAGTATATCAGTCGTTTAAGGAAATTGACTTTCAAAGTTATGATTTTCAAACTATTCGTAAGTCAATGGTAGACTATCTTCGTAACTTCTATCCAGAGGATTTTAACGACTATATCGAAAGCAGTGAATATATTGCACTAATAGATCTTATTGCTTATATTGCACAGAGTGTAAATTTCAGAACAGATTTAAATGCTAGAGAGAATTTTTTAGAAACTGCAGAACGCAGAGATAGTATACTACGTCTTGCGAAGATGTTAAATTACTTTCCTAAGAGAAGTCAGATTTCACGAGGATTGTTAAAAGTTGACAGTGTAAGTACAACAGAAATTTTAGCAGATAGCAACGGCAATAGTCTTGATAACCTAGAGGTATTTTGGGGAGATGAAACAAACCCAGACTTCCTAGAACAATTCACAACAATTATGAATGCCGCAATGGTTAAAACTCAAAGATACGGTAATCCTGCACTGAGTAGCACAGTTGGCGGAATAGCAACACAAGAATATAATTTAAGTATTGTTCCAAATACTGTTCCAATATTTGATTTTAGAAATACAGTTAGCACACAAGAGTTTCCTTTTGAACTTGTTAACGGAACCTACAGTGGCACAGACTTTCTATACGAAGTTGCGCCAAAGCCAAACAGTACTATAAATGCAATTTATAGGAATGATAGCAAAGGTTTTAATAGTGTTAATACTGGTTTTTTCTTTTATTTTAAACAAGGAAGATTACAGACATTAGATTTTAATGTAAATGAAGCATTGCCTAATAGAGTAGTTGAAGTTGATGTTACTGGTATAGATAACAATGATGTTTGGTTATACCAGTTAGATTCAAACGGAGCAGAAGAAACACTTTGGACAAAAGTTCCTGCGATTAGTGGCAACAATGTTATATTTAATAGTTTAAACCAAAAAAATAAAACACTTTATAGTGTACAGAGCAGAAGTGCTGATAGAATAAGTTTAGTTTTTGGAGACGGTGTATTCTCAAATATACCAACAGGAAACTTTAGGATTTACTTTAGAGTTGGTAACGGATTTACATATAAGATTTCACCACAAGATATGAGTAATGTTATTATAACTGTGCCTTATGTAAGTCATAGTAGTCAAGTTGAAACACTAACAGTTAATATGAGTTTAAAACAGACTATTGCAAATTCTAGTGCTAGAGAAAACTTAAACGATGTTAAGCAAAGAGCTCAACAACAATATTATACACAGAATCGTATGGTTACTGCTGAAGATTATCAAATTTTTCCGTTTACAAGTTTTAATAATATTATTAAGAGTAAAGCAGTTAATAGGACTTCAAGTGGTATTAGTAGATACTTAGATGTCAGAGACACCACAGGAAAATATAGTTCAACTAACATTGTAGCAGAAGATGGAATCTTTTATAAAGATAATACAATACCTAAGTTTAACTTTACGTTTATTAC